AGATCAGAGTAATACTTTTGTAGTTGCAAATGTAGTAGCAGAAGCAAATACAATAACAAGTTATGGATTACCGGTTGGAAATACCGCTTCATCGTATAATATAACTTTAGTTGTTCCAGATGGTGCTGACACGCCTATAACATTTTGGATGTCGACTAAACCTGGATCTAATAGCATTGCACAAAATGCATATGTAACAGATAGGGCCCAAGCTGTCAGTATTACAAGCAACACGACAATTAAATTTAAAATTGGTGATAATACTGGTGTATTTTCAAATACTTCTCAAATTTATTCATATTCATATTTAATTGAAGATGAAACATATTATATGAATTTTACTTACAATACGTTTGGTAATTTTTCTGGTTCAAAGATGGCGGTTGATTTTGAAGTTCCAGAAGGAATATTTGAAACACGTTTAACTCTTACGGGTATTAAAATATGAGCATTGAAACTGATGTGCAAGCAAGAATTGCAGATATACAATCACGAGCAGCAGCAGTTACAGTAACGGCTTCTGCATTAGAGCAACAAGTAGCTAATCAGCCACCACCACAAACAAATACTATTACAATTGAAGTTGGCAATAGTTCAATTGTTGTAACTGCTTCTGGAATTACAATTAGCGGCCCAGTTACTTTTAGTAACGCAGTGTCTCTTCCAGCTGGATCAACAATTGACGGCTATGTTACTACTACCGATTTTAATACACACACCAGCAATAACGATGCACACGGTGGTCATTATGTACCACCTTCAGGTAATACTTAATATCATATAAATAAAAAATAAATAAGAAGAGTCTAACATGGGCGTAAAGATAGCAAAAAAAGATTTTGAATTTCTACAGGCCGGCAGGCCCGAAGAAGTTTATAGTGATTTTGTGCATACCTTTTTACCACATCCTCACACTGCTCAGATTACTCGTAAAGTAAATGTAGAAGCAGTAAAACATTCTTTGAGAAATATTATTTTTACGAATAAATATGAGAGATTACGTAATCCCGCATTTGGTAGTAATCTCACACGTTATTTGTTTGAACCTCTACAAGATTATATTTTATCAGAAATAGAAGATAATATTGAAGAAACAATTAAGCTATATGAACCTCGCGTCAATGTTACTAGCGTTAAAGCTACATCAGAATACGATGACAACACTGTCAACGTTACCATTAGATTTTACGTATTAACTTCTCAAACAGAAGAAGAAGTTGATATTGTACTTTATAGAGTAAGATAAATGGCCCAGTCAAGTATTAACCTCACAACTCTCGATTTTGATAGTATTAAAAATAATCTTAAGACTTATTTAAAGTCACAGAATATTTTTAGAGATTACGATTTCGAAGGATCTAACATCAGCGTATTGCTTGATATATTAGCGTATAATACAAACATTAATGCTTTTTACATGAATATGTTAAGCAATGAAATGTTTTTAGATTCTGCTATCATGAGAGATTCTATTGTGTCACATGCAAAAGAATTAAACTATGTGCCACGTTCATTTAGATCTGCTACTGCAACAGTAGATATCACAATACGCGATACACAAGCAACTGCTGGTGCTGTTGTGATTCCTCGTGGTACGTCGTTTACCGGAACAACTGGGAATAAGAACTTTACTTTTGTAACTGCTGATAACGTATTAGCATTAAATCCTGCAAATGATAACGATCAGAATACTTATATAGCTTCTGCTATTAAGATATACGAAGGCGATCTAAATTACGATTCTTATATAACAAACTCTAATGCAACCGAAAGATTTATTATTACAAATAAAACAGTTGATACTAATAGTATTAGAGTAACCGTAATTGAAGATAATGGTGAAAATACTTATACGTATTTAAAAAGAGACAAGTTATTTGGTTTAGATTCTACATCGCTAGTTTTCTTTTTACAGGCTGCAGAAAATGATACGTATGAAATTCTTTTTGGTGATGGTGTAATTGGTCGCAAACCAAAAGATAACTCAGTAGTTTTAATTGAATATCGTGCTTGTAATGGTGAACTACCAAATGGAATTAGAAATTTTAGAGCTGACGATGATATTGGCACTGGTGTTGTAACTAATGTTTCAGTTTCAGTTGATGCAGAAACAAAAGAAGTGCTAGCAGCTCAAGGTGGTTCTATTGCAGAATCTATTGAGTCAATTAAATTCAATGCTCCTCGCGCGTTTGCAACACAAGAACGTGTAATTACTTCAGATGATTATAAAACTCTGTTAAAAGCAAACTTTTCAGAAATTAATGATGTTGCTGCGTATGGAGGTGAAGCAGAAGATCCACCGCAATTTGGAAAAGTATTTGTTGCTGTTGATTTAAAAACTGCAGATGCTTTACCGCCATCAAGAAAAGCAGAATATTATAATTTTATTAAACCATTATCAGCTTTGGCAATAAATCCAGTGTTTGTTGATCCACAATATACTTACATTAAAGTTGATAGTTTAGTCAAATATGATATTACACAAACAAGCTTAAATATTGACGATATTAAACTTTTAGCTAGCTCAGCAATACAAAACTATAATTTAACAAACATTAACGGGTTTGAAAAAACTTTTAGATATAGTAATTTAGTTAGTGCGATTGATTCTGCACAATCTTCTATTATTAGTAATGATACTAATACTTATGCTATTAAATCATTTGTAGTTGATCAATTTTCGCGAAACTTTACTATTAATTTTGGATTCCCTTTAAGAGATGATATACCAGGAACTTTACCCAATCACGATTCGAATCAAATTAAAACAGTCTTTTCATCACCATTTATTTTTGATGGAAAGGAATGTACTATAGAAGATGATGGTTTGGGTTTCCTTAATATTGTATCAGGTAATGATGAATTTCATGAAATTGTTAGGCCAACAGGTACCGTCAACTACACAACAGGTGTTGTCATTATAGAGAATTTTAGGGTTCAAAAAATAGTTCAAGAAAATTATTTAAATCTTTACGCAAGAACAAAAGGAAAAGACATCACGCCAATTAATAGAACTATTCTTTCAATTAGGGATGTTGATGTTAACGTCAAGGTAGAACAGGTTAGACTTTAATGTTTGATATAGAAAAACAAATATCTCCTCTTATAGAAAGTCAGTTTCCTGATTTTTATCAAGAAGAAGGACAGTTATTTGTTGCATTTATAAAAGCTTATTATGAGTGGATGGAAAAAAATCAATTTATAGATGCAAACGATAATACTGTAAAAAACGTTTCACCTGCTCTATATCACTCACGTAGATTGCCAGAGTATAGAGATATTGATACAACGTTAGATGATTTTATTCTTTCATTTAAAAATAAGTATTTGTCTAACATTCAATTTAACGTCGCATCTAATAAGAAACTTTTTATTAAAAACTCATTGGACTTTTATCGTTCAAAAGGAACAGAGCAAGCAGTTGATCTCTTTTTTAAATTAATATATGGTTTAGAAGCAAGAATTTACACTCCTGCTGACGACTTATTTAGACCGTCAGACAATACGTGGATTAACGTAAACTACTTAGAAGTTGTTGGTTTTAAATCTAATCTTAATATGTTAGGAAGAATGGTATATGGTTCTTTAAGTAATGCATCTGGCTATGCTGAAAGAATTAATAGAGTCAAAAAAGGTGGTCGTTATATTGATGTTATTCAATTAGCTAATATTACAGGTGATTTTAAAACCGGTGAACAAGTAGAAACTCGTGATTTGACTCAAAATGTAACAACAAAAATTATTGGTTCATTTTCTAATTTTGATGTTACATTGTCGACACCTGGATTTACCATAGGTGAACAATTATATGTAGATGGTGGTAATGGTAAAAGAGGAAAAGCTACAGTAGCAAATACTGCAAACTATACAGGTGTGATTGAGTTTGAACTTTTAAATGGCGGTTGGGGATATACCAATACTGCCGAAGTTCAAGGCTCTGATGTAATGTTTAATTTTAGCACATTATCTATAACTAATAATCAAGTGTTTGCAGTCAATAATCCATATCAAACTTTTGAAATTGTTAGACAAGATCTTGTAAGATTAAACTTTGCAAATATAGAACCATTTTCAGTTGGTGATAACTTATTTGCATATCACGCAAATAATGATGTTAGCTTTAAAGGTTCTATTGTATCAATAGATGTTGATAGTGAATTTGTGACTGTAAATTATGATGCTGATACTTATTCAAACACTTTAATTTTAACTACGAACACGTTTTATACTACAGCAAATGCTTCAAATTATACAGTATCGAGTAATAATTTAAATGTAACTGCTACAGGAAACGTAATAGGAACTTCTGTGAATATGCTTGTTGAATATACTACAACAAACATTGATTCGGATTCTACACTTAGGCTCAAAAAAAATGACGTTGTTTATCAAAAACACCCAAGTGATAAAATTTATGCAAATGGAAATGTAACTGGGTTATTGGCACAAACAAATGCTACAACTGGCGCCGTGCGTTATTTTTTAGACATTGATAGAAATGTTGGTGTTTTTAGAAATAATGAACCATTTTATAGATTACCTCGTCCCGAAGAGTCAGACGCTGTTATTAACACAGAATATACAATTTCCGGAATATCTAATGTTAATATGGGTGTGATCGACGTAACAAATCCATTTTATGATTCTGCTAATGTTGTAGGAACTACTTCCGGAACAATTGGTAATGCACGAAGATTTACTTATCAAACAGAAGCAGCGTTCACAGTTAAGCAAACTTTTGCAGGAGACGTTGTCGATGCAGCATTATCAGAATCACAACAACTAGAAAACTTTTACTCAAATGAATTGATTTCTGATATTTCAGGAAATACTATTATTAATTTTGGTGTCCTTTCTGCAGGAAATACGTCTCCAGGTTATGGTTCAGATTTACTTTATAATACGAGTAATAATATAGAATATACAAATACATCAATTCAAAATGCAATTGGATTAGCAAATATTGAAATTGGTTCTATTGATTCTATTATTACTACAAACCCAGGTAGAGGTTATCCAGTAGATCCATACTTTATTATATACGAACCAAAAGTAAAACACATGGAACGTTATGATTTTGAAATTGTATATAATAAAGAAGCTGAAGAAAAGAATTTTATTATTGGTGAAACAATTCAATTATCAACGAATTCTAATGTAAGAGCTAAAATTTATTATCATAATCAAAACAAAGGAATTCTTCGAGCAACTCGAATACATCTTGCAGATAATTGGACAACCACTGATGATATGAGACCTGGGACGATTATTAGAGGTGTACAATCAGACGTCACCGCGGGCATTAATACTATTTTTGAAATGAGAGATCGAGAAAAAACTGGATTAAACGCAAAAGTAAGATCTACTGCATTATCAGGAAATGGTTTTATTACACAACTTAATGTAATTGATTCTGGTTATGGATATTTTGATGGAGAAACAGTAACACTTATTTCTTTCCTCAATTCAGAAAGAACCGTAGCGGGTCAAATTAAACACGGCAAACAAGGCGTAGCACCAGGTGTGCATGATAGTAGGAAGTCATTTTTAAGTTCAGATAAATACTTACACGACAATGATTTTTATCAAGAATATTCATATCAGGTTTTAACAGCATTACCTTTTGATAAATACAAAGATATACTTCTTAAAGTATTACATACTGCTGGGACTAAGCCATTTGGTGGCTATGTTGGAACTTCTGAAGTCCCAGTTTCAATTGAAACTAAATCTTCAACAGCAGAATTTGATATTAAGAAGTTTGACTTATTTGTCAACACAAATGAATTCTATTCTGCAACAATAGCTTAAGAGATTAAAATGGCAAAGAAACTTGTACCAAGTGAATTTAAAACACATTTGATTGATCAGATTGTTGAATCTGTGACTGAGCCAGCTAATACCGTTTATTACGCGTTTGTTGGTAATCATATGACAGACGCTAGTACAATTGAAGAAATTGATGAACCATTAGAAAAATTAAAAAATCTTAGTATTGACACCTATCGAAACATGATTTTTGGAAAAAAGATTACAAGCAATGACGTTAAGATCATGATAAAAAGAAACGATTGGGTTGCTAATACTGTTTATCAAATGTATGACGACGAAGTTGAAGATTTATATGATAAGAATTTTCATGTTGTAGTTGATGAAAATTCATTTAAACACGTTTACAAGTGTTTGTATAATGCTGGTGGAAAAGTTTCTACATCTAAGCCTCTTTTTCAAGATGCAAAATATGATGCAGCATTATTTCAAGAAGGAGATAACTATTATGAAACCGCTGATGGTTATCAATGGAAATACATGTATAGTATTCCTTCTACAACATTTACTAAATTTGCAACTCAAAACTATATTCCAGTTGTAGCAAACACTACAGTATCTAATAATGCTACCGAAGGTTCTATTGACGTAGTAAAAGTAGATACTGGAGGTAGAAACTATAATAATTTTGTTCGTGCACAATTTAACAACTCAGACATTGGTGCTCGTGGCACAAGTGACGAACTAAGATTACCTGCAGGATCTTCAACTGTACAAGATTTTTATGCAAATACGATTATGTACTTGACCTCAGGCACAGGCGCAGGACAATATAGAAAAATTAAATCTTCAGAAGATCCGAGTAGTAATGGTCAAGTGTTTGTAACTTTAGATCAAGATGGCGATGATGACATATATGGATTATTTAATCCAAGTCCAGATGGTACAACTACATATGAAATTATGCCTGAGTGTAGAATTATTGGTGATGGCACTGAAACAGTTACGGCGTATGCCCGCGCAATCATTGATGAAGCTAGTACAAACAGCGTATCAAAAATCGAAATGTTAGACGTTGGTAGAGATTATAATTTTGCTACAGCAGAAATTTTACAAGGTGTTGTAGGATCGTCTGCAAATAACTTTTTAAGTGTAGGTGAAAAGACTGCGCCTACGCCTGCAACAGTGAGACCAATGATATCACCGCAGGGCGGCCATGGTACTAATTCTGCTATTGAACTTGGTGGTAGATTTTTATCTATGTATATGAAGTTTGAAAGAGATGAAGGCGATACTATTCCTACAGAGAATTCTTTTTCCCAGTTTGGTATTATTCGTGATCCTCTTTTTTCTAATGTAGAAATTGGAACAACTACTTCAGCAAATACAAGTCAAGCAGGAGCCGATGGTACTTTTGCAGCAAATGAAACGTTTGTACAATTTGAAAAATTAAAATTACAAGGATCGTTTACTGTTGTAGATGGAAATACTGCACTTGTACAAGAAGCAAATGGTTCGTTTGATTATAGTGCATTTTTGAAAGATAGTGATTATATTTTTATTAAATCTGATACGTCAGTAACTTATAACCATCTTTCAAAAGTAGCAATTTCTGGTTCTAATAATACATCTATTGAACTGCAAACTGCACCAAGTTTTACTTTGACGCCAGGAACAACAACATCTAATACAACTGCTTATTTGGCGCGTGTAATTTCTACTGGAAAAATTAAACAAGTTTCAAATACTTCATCGTTTTATGCTAATAAAGTAGATCCATCATTAGTTCCTGGCGAATTAATTTATGGTCAAACTTCAAAGTCTGTAGCTAATGTAGCTTCAATTAATATAAATAGTAGAATACAAGCAAATACTGCACAATATAATTTTGGATCATATCGACAAGTCACTACAATTTTAGGTACTCTTGCAGATCCAAATACTCCCTTTGAAGCAGATGAAGAAGTTTATCAGACCGATAAAGACTTTACAGCAAAAGTATTTTCAGCAAATAACACTCACCTTTTAGTAACAAATGTAAGTGGAACGTTGGATACTTCTGTAGATATTATCGGCAGAAATAACGGAGCAGTTTTACAATCGACAGTTGGTAATACGCTTGATAAATATAATGGCGATTTAGATCCAACCGAAGGAAATATCATTTATTTACAAAATGACGTACCCGTCACGCGAAATCAAAACCAAACAGAAGAAATTCGTGTAATATTGGAGTTTTAAGTAATGTCTTTAGACTTAGAAACAAATTTATCAGTCTCTCCATACTTTGATGATTATGACGTAGAAAAAGATTACTACCGAGTATTATTTAAGCCCGCTACCGCGGTGCAAGTAAGAGAACTGAATCAACTTCAAACGCTTTTACAAGAGCAAGTTAATAGGTTTGGAGATCATATTTTAAAATCC